TGTTCCCGGATATCGACTTCAATGACTTGAGTGAATATTATTTCTCGGTGAAGACGCAAGACAACGCTGTGATCGCCACCGGGTCATTAAACCAGCTGGGAGGTTGCTGCGACGAAAATAAAATTCGGGTGCACTTTTTGAATTATGCCGGCGCCACAGATGCCGTCAACTTTATTCTTACAGGCATAGATCATGAACCCAAATCAGATACGTGGCAAAAGCAGCTCGCCACCCCGCTTCGCCAATCAGAGCATGCCATTAACCGGTTCAATGTGAAGAGTAATAACACCTACCATGGTGTGAATACAGAATATGGCGAAAATGAAATGGCCTGGCTCAATGAGCTGTTCGACTCTCCTCTCGCTTGGTTGGAGATCAATGGAACGCAGGACCAACCTGACGGCTTCCTGCCAATCGTGATCACTGACAAGAAGATAGAGAATGTGAAGCAGGATGACCGGTTCACTTACCAGACCGAGATTGAATTCACGTTGAGCCATGAGAAAATAATTATCCGAAACTGATGCCAGCCACAAACTATATCAAGGCCGCCATCGATAACCAGGAGCTGGAGCTCGGACCTGATGGCGTGAATATTTCCATTTCCTATAAGCTTGAGGATCCTGCTAATTTTCAGAGTAAGAAGTCCAGCGAGGCACTGAGCGTGATCACGCCAGCTACAATCAATAATGATAAGATCGCCAACACCTTTCACAATCCAGGCATCGATGACAATTCACCAGAAGAGAGATACAGGAACTTTCGTCCTGCCGTCATAGAAGCTAATGGCCATGAATTGCTGGTAGGAAAGGCACTGCTGACCTATGCTCGTCATGCATCCTCTCCAGTCAATTATGAGTTTGATTTCTTCGCCAATAATGCGGACTGGCTGATTGATCTTAACGAATCCACCCTTTTTGATTTTGTGAACCCAATCAATTTCACCTTCACCAAAGCCAATATAATAGCCAGCTGGGCCTTTGACGGCCGAGATGAAAATCTACCTTACGTATTCGCACCGGTTCGCTATGGTCGGCAGCTTGAAACCTTTCCGCAAAACTTTGTAGAAGCGAACCCGCCGGTATTCCTGGATTACAATATGCCGGTGAATTATATGAAACCGGCGCTCTCCGTCTACTGGCTACTCTTCTGGGGCTTCAAGTCGCTGGGCTACCGAATCAGCTCCACCTTCTTCGATACGGACTACTTCCGCCGCATGGTCATGCCATGGACCTGGGGCAACTTCCTGGTCTCCGATGGTACACGGCTCAATAACCTGAATTTTCTCGCAATGAGTACTGTGGAAGGAAATCTGCTCAACGTTTCCTATACCGGCTACCTGGATGCTCATGTCGACAATGACAGTGCCAGTGGCGCGTATGATAACAACGGATCCTACGAATACGACGATGCGGACAAAGAGATGAAGTGGACGTATCTGAATACGTTTGACTATGGCATTCTCGAGGCCACCTTTCGGTTCAACATATTCATCGATGCCAAGGCAACCGCCAATAGTGATGTAGAGCTTTACCTACGCTGGTATAAGAACGGCGTGCAGGTGGATGGTGACGAGATAGTGGTTTATCTCAACGCGCCGGCTATAGGATCCCGCGAATTTCTAGGGAACGTGGAGACGTTCAAAACCTTTTCCGTACAGCCTAATGATATCATATCGGCAAAACTGTTTGCTGATAATTTCGATAGCGATCTTGGCCGGGCCCGGCTGCATGCGAAAGTGGAAGCGTTTACGATTGATTACTTCAGTATACCAGTGGGCGGCACGATTGACTTTCAGAACTACGCCGCATTCAAGAAATATAAATTCCTGGATCTGCTGGCTGGTATAGTAGACACCTTTAATATTTCACCCCAGACGGACCCGATCAATAAAGTGGTTTATCTCGAGCCGACACATCCCTACTCGCTTACCAATGATCTCAGCACCGCGTCGGGTGGTTACTTCAACGGCAACTTCCTGGACTGGGAAGCAAAGCAGGATATTTCGAAGGTTTCCACGTTGCCGCTGTTCAGCGATTCGGAAAGGGAATTACTATTTAATTTCAAGGACGATAGCGCCGATGGCCTTTTAAAGAAAGTCCAGGACCGCAACTCCATCCTCCTGGGCCAGGGTAAATATGCATTCTCCGATCGGTTCAAACAGGGAACGAAGAAAATCGAAAACAGGTTTTTCTCCCCTGTTATGCATGCGGAGTTGACGCAGTGGAAAGGATTCGGTAGCGATCCAGATGCATCGCCGCAGCTGGTCTGCCTGGTGCCGGAAAACGTATCCAATACATCCAAGGACGAGGCACAGAACACGTTCACTCCAAAGCTCTGTTATTACAAAGGAGTGGCCGATAATGTCGGGTGGAAGTTCGACGGCCTCACCGAAGATTCCTATCCCTTCATGTTCGCGGTGAACTACCAGGAGGGCGGTGAGAGTGATCCAGTACTTTCCTACTGCGATGAACGCATTGGACTGGATGATGACGCTGTGCTTGGTAAAGGCCTCCTGCGTCGCTTCTTTCTGCAGCGGATGGCCATCATGCGAAACGGACAGCCCTATACAACTTTCTTCCGGTTGAACAATCTGGATGTTACCAACTGGTTGCACCGTGAACATATTCTGTGTGCCGGTCAAAAATGGGAGCTCGTAGAGATTGATGACTACTATCCACTCCGGGAACAATCGACCCAGTGCGTGTTGCGGAAGTGGTCACCGGTCTTGCAGCGGGATTCTGAAAATGTGTTTCCTTCGGCCAAGAAGGTCCTAAATACTGGTGCCGCAACCTCCAGTTTTGATATGAAATATTTTCCACTGAAATCTTTAACGTCGGATATCCCTGTAATAACCCCATAAACCATGGCAAAGCAACAAGGTCAGGTCACAAAAATTTATCAGCTGAAGACATTGGGCTATGCCGATATCTCCAAGGAGCTGGATAATGTTGCTAAGAAATTTGAGAACATCCGGAAGTCGAAATTGTCCGCGCAGGGAAAGCTATCGTTGACACAGGACACTGCAGAGGTACAAAAGTACAGTGACGAGATACAGAAGCTTGTCTTGGAAGAACAGGCGCTGCGCGTAGAGACGCAGAAGCTGACCAATGAACAGAAGGCCGCGAATCTACAGCGCCAGGCTGAGATTGCCGACATGCGGCAACAACGAGCCGCAGCCCAGGGCGTCGCTGGCGCCTATTCGGAGATCCTCGTGCAGCAAAAGCAACTGTATGCTCTATTGAAGAACACTCCGACAGGATCACCTGTCACTTTCCAGGGGCAGACTTTGCAGTTCGACCAGGCGATCGCAAAACTGAAACAGCTTTCTGCGGCGGAGCAGGATTTTCGTCGTCAGTTTTCCAAGGATGGTCATCTTGTTGCAGAATATACTTCCGGGATCGTTCAGGCATTTAAACAGATGGGCCTTGGTGACCTCATCGGTGGCCAGGTTACCAAGGCGGCGCAGCGCATCAATGAACTGGATAAAGATTTCGAGCAGCTGAAACAAGAGCTGTCTTCCGTTGGAGTCAGTGGCCAGGGGTCACTCGAGAAGATCGAGCGGCAACTAATCGAGAACCGCGCTGAGTCCATCTTGTTAAAGCAGGAACTCGGCCGCGTACAGACGGAACTTCGGGGTGCCGGCGACGTCGGTAACCAGATCACCAATTCGATCGCACAAGGATTCAAGAACATAAAAGGGCAAGCAGCACAATTCGCGCTGCAGTATGTCGGAATACAGGCACTGATCAACCAGGGACAGCAAGGGATACAGACTGCCCGGATATCATCGGATCAAAGTACCGATCTAGAAATTCAGCTCGGAGGTGCGGCAAAGGAAGCCGACAATCTCAATGCATCGCTATCAAAGCTAAATACCAGAACCACTGTTACTGGCCTACAGGAAATTGCTGACATCGCACTAAAAGCAGGTGTCACGGCGCAGAACATCGAGGAGGTGACCAAAGCCATCGATGTTACCAAAGTAGCGTTCGGCAAAGACTTCGGCTCTATCGAACAGGGTACTGAAACGTTTGCCAAGCTGATCAACATATTTTTCACTGATGGCCAGATCACCGGTGATCGCATTCTAAAAATTGGAAACTCGATTCGTGCATTGGCCAATGAAACCGTGGCGTCGGTTCCCTTCATTACCGACTTCTCAGGACGGATGGCGGGTTTGAAGCAAATCGCCAATGTCTCACTTCCTGACATACTAGGACTCGGCGCCGGCTTCGAAGAGTTCAAACAAAGCGCGGAAACTTCTTCGACGGTGTTGGTTAAAGTTATTCCAAAGCTCGCAGCCGATACGGCCAAGTATGCGCAGATCATCGGGATTACACAAGATCAGTTTTCTCAACTGATCAACACCAATCCTGCTGAGGCGCTGCTTCAAGTAAGCGAAGCACTTGTAAAAAGTGGTACGGGCATTGAAGATATCTCCAATGCACTTGCAGATTCAGAGCTCGGCTCCGGACGCATCACCACCATCATCGCTACGCTCGGTGGTAAGGCGGATATCTTCCGTCAGCGCATTGCCCGCGCCGGTGAAACTATCCAGGAGACTGGCGCCATCACTGATGCATTCGATAAAAAGAATAACAACTTGGCAGCCACCTTCGACAAAATCGGAAAGAAGTTCTCCGATTTCTTTGCTGGTGGTGGATTCGCGAGTGCCCTCTCCTTTGCTTCTGGTGCGATCCTGCTCATACTTGGCAACCTGCCATTGCTACTCACACTTGTCGGCTTGCTTACCATCAGTTGGGCAGCACAAAATATTGCGCTGATCGGTCTGCGGGCACAGCTGATCCTCTATAATCTTGGCATCGGTGCAAACCTGGTGCTGATAAATGTTCTACGGTTGGCAAATATCGCCTACACCGTAACGATGTTTCTTCTCAATGGCGCTCTCACTGTTGTTACCCGAGCGGCAGCACTTTTCAATATCACTCTTGGCAAATCACCAATCGGACTCATCCTCACCGGTGTCGGCCTATTAGTTTCCGCGTTCAAAGCGTTCGGAGGAGGCCTAAGCGAAACAACGAAAAGCCTGAAGGCACAGAACCTGCAGTTGAATATAGCCAGGGATGTCGCCCGTGAAGCTGCAGCTGCTACATCAGAACAGAGAGCCCAAGCCGCATTGTTGTCCGGTGTGGTCAAGGACCTGTCCATCAGTGAAGGAACCCGGCTCTCCGCATTGAAGAAGCTGATTGAACTGGATCCTACTTTCCAAAAATCACTGACGGATGGAAAGATCAACTATGAGCAGCTGAATAAATCCCTGTCGGAGTACAATGCCAACCTTATCCGTTCGGCGGAGCTTCAGGCAGCACAGGCTCGGCAGACGCGTGAAGTAGCCAGGCTTACTACACTTTCTCAGGACAAGCAGGATCTTGAGTTTGCCATTTCCACAAAAGATTTCGAAAAGCTTGACGAAGAAACCACCAAATTACTGGTGAAGAAGATTAAGGAAAATGTTGGTTTCCTAGGAAGTTTGCCCGGTAAGAACGATTTCGTCAAAGCTGCACGAGATGTTGTTAAGGATCTCGACAAAAGCCTGGATGATCAAGTTAAAGTGATCGATGCCGCTCAGCAGGTTTATAATGACAAACAGAAAGCCATCGATGACAACATTGCGAAGACGGCCGCAAATATATCAACTAATGCTCCAAAGGTGAAGCCCGTCGAAATTGATATTCCAGGTCTGGAAGCAGATATCAAAAAACTGGATGAGGAGATAAAAGCGTTCAAAGGCGCACAGAATGAACTCGATAAGTTGGTGGAGGAACGAAAGAAAAAGCAGGAGGCGCTTGATAGGGCCCTTAATAAAAACCAGAAGACAACCCGCGGATCCCGATTGAGCGGCCCGCAGAAAGATGCCCAGAAAGACATCGATGCGGAGCGTGATCGATTAAATGCAGTTGACGAGAAGCGTCGTACACAAAGCGAGATCGATGAAGAGACTTACCTGCTAGCCATCTTTGCTACTAACGTGGCCGCGCTCAATAAGAAATTGAAGCTGCTCAAGGGAAAGAATGCGGAAGAAAGGAAGGAGATCGCACAGTTCAACCTGGAGAAGGTGAAGCTCGAGCAGGAAGTAAATGAAAAGCTTTTCGATCTGCATGCGAAAGAGCTGAAGGACCAGCTGGATATCGATATCAAAAATGCTCAGGAAGCAGCTGCCCGAGTTAAGCAGGATCCAACCGCCTCGGAGACGGCTAAAGCACAAGCTGCCCTTGATGCAGATCAATTCATCCTAAGCGCCCAGATCAATTTTAACGCGGCGATGGATCTGTTGGAAAAGAGCCGCAATAATTTATCTAAAAAAAACCAGCAAGATCGGGAGCGGGATGTGCGAGAATCAAATGACCGTATCCGCGCTGATCTGCGCGCGGTGCTCGAGGGCGAGATCAAAGATATCGAGCGCGCCGGGGCCAATCTGCTCGCGGAGTTTGATAAAATTATCGCCGCCCAACAGGAAGCAATCTTAAATAGCAATAAGAATCCTGGCCAAAAGAAAGCCGCACTCGATGAAATTGAAAAGCAAGCGGAACTTGGATCCATTGTGCGCCAGATCGCCACGCTGAAAGAGTCGCTGCCAAAATATAAAAAGCAGTTGGAGGACAAGGCGATCACTGAAGAGGAGTATGCAAAACACTACAAGGCATATGTCAAGGAGCTCAAAGATCTCAATGATCTGCTCAATAAGGCGAATGAGAATAGCACGAACGTCAGGTCCCTTGTTACCAACAAACTTTCTAAGCTGTTTGGGTTTAAGGAAGGATCCGGTGAAGCGCAATTGTTCGCCGAGACGATCGTACAGTCATTTAACCTGGCCAAGACTGCCATGGATGATTTCTTTGCGCATGAACAGGATGATATTAAGCGTAGCCAGGATGCACAGGTCAAAAAACTGGAGCTGGAGAAGCAGCTGCGCCTCGATCGCGCCGATTCGCAGGCCGAGCAGGATAGTATCAACCGGCAATTTGCTGCCAAGGAAGAGGCGATAAACCGCGCTGCCTTCGAAAAGAATAAAAAGCTGCAGAAGGAACAGGCGAAGATCAACCTGGCAATACAGCTTTCCAACCTGGCCGTTGTGGCCTTTGCACCAAACCCCGCTAATATTGCAACGTTCGGTATTGCCGGCGCCATCATGTACGGTATACAGGCCGCCCTCGCACTTGCCGCCTACGCATTGAATGTGGGAAGGATCAACTCCGCAACGTTCGAAAAAGGTGGCCAGGTTCCCACTACCACCGGTGGTAAGATCACGGGACCCTCGCATGCGCAAGGAGGAGTCAAATTTCAATACGAGGCGCAAGGTGACGAGCTGGCCATCATCAATAAGAAATCTGCTCGCGACAACCAGGTACGTACCATCACCGGTACTAACAAACAGATCGCGTCGATGATCAACCAGCTGGGCGGTGGGATCTCATTCGCTGCAGGTGCCAAGCTCAAGACGTTTGAAGGGGGTGGATATCTGGGGCAGGCGCTTCAGGCACCCATTTTTACACCTTCATCCGGAAACACGTTCGTGAATAACTCGGCCAGTGATAAAAAGATCGATGAACTGATCGCAAGCAATAAGGAACTTGCTGACCAATAGAGTAAAAGAATCGATCGCCTGCAAGTCCATGTAAGCAGCCGGCAGATGACCGACGACCAAAATAAAACTAAGAAGCAAACTTCTATCGGTACGCTATGACCGAACTTGATAAAAAACTTCAGGAGATGGCGGTGAACAATTGGCCGCAATTTGTTGCCCTAATAGGCAGTGATGCAGTTGTTACCGCCAAAGTCTGCCTACTGCGTCAAAAGAAAAGCAGCTATGGCGAGATTGCCATCAAATTAAATATCACCGAGCGGCAAGCCCGGTATGGTTGTGATAAATGCAGCGTTGATGAATGATCATCGTTTCGACACATACTTTCTGTAATTGAACAGATCGGCACTCACCTGGCTGATGATCACAATCTTTTCCCTCTCGACGCCTTCCAGCTCTGTTCCACAGTACTCTTCGTCTTCGAAATGAGGTGAATAATTCGTTGTAACGGTTGTTTTGTTTGCGGTACCCTGGAAGTACAATACGTTCCAGGTCTCACATTGATCTCGCTTATTACTATCCTTCGAACAGGCAGCAAGAGCAAGTAATAAAGCGAGTAGAATCGTCTTCATATAATAAAGTTTGTACTTCCAAGATATAGAAATTCCTGACAAGTTTTGTCACCCTTTGTAGTGAAAAGAGACATAATGTAATAAATGCGACGCAGATTTGTTCTGCAAATGAGTAAATCTAAATTCATCGCTATCAGGAATCAAACGGACTCCAACACTTTGGAGCTCTACTTCCTGGACGTCATCACCGATACTTACGACTGGTGGTCTGGCATGATTTACTCCAGGGTCCAGGAGATCATAGACAAGGTAAATGCCTATCAACCCTCCAAGATCAAGCTGATCATTGATAGTGTAGGCGGCGATGCCCAAATCGGCCTGGCTATTTACAATTACCTGAAACGTGTTGATGCAAAGATTGAAGTTGAGGTCATTGGCCTTGCTGGATCTATCGCATCCGTGATCGCCATGTCTGCAAATAAGGGAAAACTCCGGATAGCGCGGAATGCCTTCATGATGATCCACAAAGCGCAAGGGGTCACCGGTGGCACGTCAGATGAGTTGCGTCAGGCTGCGGACCTGGTAGACAAGTACACGGAGCAGTGCGTCGACATCTATTCTCAACGCACTGGTAAACCGGTTGAGGAGATCAACGCTCTCATGGCAAATGGGGATTACTGGATGACCGGCCAGGAATCTGTGACACAGGGCTTCGCTGATGAGACATTCAATGACGCGGCCACTGTTCAGATTGCAGCGAGGCTCGATACATCGATCTACAAGAACATTCCCGCTCAGATACGTGCACAACTGAAGCCTGCAGCCGAAGGGCCTGAGGACTTTAAAACAATACTCACTAATCAATTCGCTGAAATGAAAAAGTTTTTCACTGACATCGTCAATGCTTTCCGCAACACAAAGCCTGCGGCAAATGCAACTCCTGAAACCCTTGTAACCAACCTGGCGGATTCTATCCAGAAGCCTTTCGAGGATCTGGGTGAGCAGATGGACACAACCATCGACAGTAAAGTGAATGAAGTGACAGGGTCGGAAGCCTTTGTAACAAAAGTTGCCAATAAGGCTAAGGAAGGCCTCACTGTTCCAACGATTGACTTCACCGTGGACGGTCCTGCAAAGACTGCATTGGAAAACGCTGCGAAGGTAGCGGTAGCAGCAGCCACGACGCAGATGGCTACTCAGATCACCGCACTCGAAGATGGAAAGATTGCCCTGGAACTGGAGATCACCAACCTGAAGGGTGCACAGAGTAATACCAGCAATAACGAGAACACAAAGAAACCGATCGGCGGATTCAAATAAGCCGTGAACTGAAAAACCTCTATTTCAAAATCTTTTAAATAAATCGTCTATGTCTGCTCAAGCAGTTTCCAACGCCAACCTAACCAACCTCAACAGGGACTTCCTGACAACCGGCTTTGCGCCGGTGATCAACTATGTCTACGACGCGGCCGCCAAGGAGATCGATGTTACGAACGCATCAACATTCCCCGCCGGCGTGGCTACGAGGGTGGTCCATGTGCATGTGCACGACAAATTCGGTGGCCAGGTTAATTCGTTCATCAAGCCCGGTGTTGGCAGTGGAGCCGATGGAACGATCACGATGGATCTTTCGACGCTTAATGCATCAAAGCCTTTCGACATCACGGCAACTGTAGTTGCCGATGATGGAAAGCTCGTTGCTGATGGTGGCGCCTATAACATCGGTGCAGCCGGTTCCCTCGGATCATGGGATGCGCAGAAGAACGCGTAACCCATTCGATGGCCGTATGAAGGCCAACCCCAAAAAAGCTTACTAACCTCTTTAAAATAACAGAAATGTTTGAATCCTTCGAAATCCCAAGCCTGGCCTTCCACGAGGCAGTCATTCACCCGGCCTTTGCGGATATCCTTCCCCAAGGCTTCCCTTACCAGGGCACACTGAATGAATTCACGCTGATGGACAACGTGAAGACCAAAAAGCCGATCGTTGACATCCGCCGTGCAAAGAACATCATGCAACGCCGGGACGCCTCGTGTGATATCATCTACAAAAAGGTCTTTGGCGCAACTACGCGCATGATCAGTGTAGAAGAGGTATATGGTGCGACTCAGTTCTGCCGAAATGAATTTTACCAGGGCGCACTGAAAGACTGGAGAGCGAAGGACCCACTTTTCGGAGAAAAGATCCTCCCCTATTTCCAACAGGCGCTCAACACCGATATCGCTTCGAATAGCTACTTCGGTGACGTGGACCGCGTAACACTTGTAACTGACGAGTGGAGTACCAACATTTTCGACGGTGTTTTCAAATGGATCAAGAAGTATATCACCGCTGGCCTGATCCCGGCAGCGCAGACCATTGCCATCGCCGATGCCACCAACTACTACGCTGTGGGCGGACCAGCGGCCGCATATGCATTGCTGAAATCGATGTATGAAAAGCAGCCGGTCCTCATGGGTGCTTACACCGATGCGCAGAAGGCTTTCTATGTCAGCAAGGAGATTGCTTCGGCTTACGAAGACTACCTGACCGCGGTAGGCGCTGCAAACGGTAACATCAGTTATACTACCGAGGGTATCAAGATCCTGAAATTTAAAGGCATCCCTGTTCTCGTCGAAGAGATCTGGACACCTATCATCACGCAGATCAAGGGTGCCTCCGGCTTTGCTGCCGTACTGACGCTTCGTGGAAACTTCGTCTTCGCTACCGATAAAGAATATGGCGAGGGAGAAGATGGAAAGACAGCGCTGGAGGTATGGTACGAGAAAAAGGAAATGACCTGGTTCTACCGGATGTTCCTGAAAGCCGGAACCCAGATCGCGCTGCCTGAATTCGTAGTTGTTGCTCTCAGTGATTGGGCATAATACACCCATTCGTTCGTAAACACGCTTTTTAACTTCTTAACTCAATAAAATGCTTTGTGTCACTTTAAAAGCTTATCAGCGGGCCTGCGGCGGTGTTACCGGCGGTCTCAGCGACCTGGGAATCTTTGATCCTACGGATCTCAATTTCACGCAAGCCGCACCTATCTCCGGAGTGGCTCAGCCTTATACTGCCGTTGCTGAACGTGCAGGTGTAGAAGGTCCGTCTGTGTTCATCATCAACTTCCAGGTGGACGAGGGTGAATGGACGTGGAAGCAATCGGTAACCGGCTGTGCGGTGAAATACGAGCATGAGCTCGTTCTGCAATTGCCGGAGAACAGCCAGCTTTTGACAACCTTCCTGCAGGCCCTTGATGCAGCTGGGTGTTGCTGCAGTATCGGCTTTTTCATGCGCATGAACAGCGGTAAGACATTTGTCGGCGGTGAGAAATATGTGAACGCTGCTTCCATTCCAAGGTTTACCGTTAAGCAGGACGGCTCTGAGGGTGGATCCGGTAAACTCTTCGATGATTTCAATGGTGGTACGCTTCACCTGAAAGGAAATTATTCCAGGAACCTTTATGAGTTCAGCGGCGACTGGTCTGTGGTCGAAGGTCTCGCGGGTATTGCAGGTTCTTAAAAAAACTTGAACCCCGCGTATGAATCTCGCACGCATTAAGAAAGAATATTTAAACAAGCGGGTTGCGTTCGGGAAGAGCGCAGCCCCTTTACATAAAAGGGATGATCTGGATGATCTTGCTATCCTGGCACATGAAAGCCAGGATCCAAGTCTACTCATCCTGTTTGACGTTTTGCCTCCGTTGGCGCAGTTAAAAAAAAACCGAACAGAAGTCCAACTAGGACGGGCTGTTGCGGGAAATAGCCAAACTAAAAAATAGAGAATGGAATGCGCGAGAGAAAACCTGTTACAGATAAGGCAAAGGCTGTTGCGAAAGCCAGTCTGGCGCCAACGAAGCGCACCACCCGCATAAGCAACCAGGTCATCCTGGATGCTGTTAATCCTATCCCCTTCGATTATACCGGTTCCGCATTCTCTTTCATTGACCAGGAAGAATATCTCCCCTTTCTTCCTGTAAAAGATGATTACGCGCAGATGCTTCTGGAAGCGCGATTTCTTTCTACAACTCATAATGCATGCATCACCACCAAGAAGGATTATTGTGCCGGTGAAGGCTTTATGCCCCGCAACGGTACGGATGTAAATCCCGCAGTTCTCGAGTGGTTTGCCTCGCTTAACCTCCACAATGAACCAGTTACCGAGGTCAATAAGAAAATCTTTGAGGACTTCTTCACCTGGGGAAACGTACCGATCGAACTTGTTCGGTTTACCGTCGCGGGGAAGAGGCGCCTGTTTGTGTACGTGCATTCCATGCTTGATTGGCGACTTTGCGCGCCTGACAAGGAAGGCTTCATCCGTTTCGCGGTGCAGAGCAAACTGTTCCTGCGCTCTAAGTATGCCCGGGCTTTCGACATTAAGAAAGCCAAGAAGCTTCCGGTATATAATCCGATGCGAAGTGAAAAGGAAAACTGGCTGAAAGATGACAAGGGGGCAGAACGCACGCTTATTTGGTACAAGAACTCGGTCAGCGGATGTGCTCACTACGGCCTTCCCTCCGCCGTTGCATCGATGATCTACCAGCTCCTCGAGTACAAGGGGGCCCGCTATAATCTCGACGAATTTGAGAATAACATGGTAGTCGCCGGCATCCTGGCGCTGAAGGGATCTGTGAGTGATGCAGAGGCGACTAAGATCGCCAAGAAGATCATACAGACACATACGGGCGATGGAAAGCGAGGCCGTACGGTTGTCATCGCCAGCGAGGAAGGTATTGATAAGGCCGACTACATGAAGATGGATACCAAGCGGGATGGATCATTTACCGAGGCCGATCAGAAGTGGACGGAGAAGATCATCCTGGCCAATCAATGGGACGCAGTCCTTGCCGGCATCGTGTCGCCATCTACCATGGGGAAAGGCACCGGTTTCATAACGAAGATCATGGAGCTGAAATTGAATACCGTGATCAGGCCGGCCCAGGAAGACCTGGTAGGCAAAGTGTGGAAGCACATCTTCAAGATTGCGGCTGCCTGGTTCACTTGGGCGCCGGCTGACATTGACCTTAAAATTAAAAACGGTATCGACATCTCCGGCCTGACGGATGTAGATATAACACCAGCTGTGATGATCAATGAAGTCCGAGTCGCCAAGGGATTGCCAGAGGATCCGAAGAAGAAAGGGGAATATATGAAATCGACAGCGCCTGCTGCGACTACACCACCGAAAGAAGAAGGAGGTGACAATGTATAGTCTAAATCCGCTTAAGCGGAATGTCCTGATCACGAAGGACGAGGTGATATTCCATGCGCCGACGCAAAATACAGTGGATCCACGGATGATCGAGCAGTCGATCATTGTCGCTGAAGAACGCTTTATTCGTCCGGCGCTCGGATATGAATACTACCAGCAGCTTCTTACAACAAAAAATAAACTGATCACCGACGCCAACAAGGCGACACTGCAGACGGAGATCAATGCATCGATGCCGGAGGGTTCGCAGGATGTCGTGCTTGTGAAAAACGATATCGTGAATGCGTCCGAATATCTCAGTGCAGACAACCTGGTGCTCTGGTACGAACACCTGTGGAAACTTACAGCCGAAGCTGTGATGCTCCTCGCATTGCCGGAAGGCTTTGTCCAATTTGGATCGGAAGGAACGATCCACAAGCAGGCTCCTGCAGGTCCGATGAGCACTGGCGGCATTGTCACGCCGGACCTGCGATCTATGAAATGGATGCTGGACAAAAAACTCATGGACCGCATCGATCCATTGATCGAGTCGCTGCATGAGTGGTTCTGCCTGCAGCGGAAGAACGATCGCACAAAGTACACGCTCTATACCAAGCCTTGTCCTTGTGACCAGGATAACGACGGCATCGGGTTCAAACGTAAATCACAATTCATTCTCGGGCTTTATGACGACGACCCCGATCCCTGTAATTGCTCATGAGAAAGTTGATGCACATATTAAAAGGTTGGGGTAAGTCCACGGGGATCTTAAGCACGACGCCGGCAGAAGAAAAGTTGTCCTCGCTACGGATGGCCATTTGTGTTCATTGCCTGTTTTCCAATCCCTCGAAGGTCCTGGTGATTTTGAAAGGGAATGCCACGTATGAGAAGAGTCTGCAGTGCACGAAATGT